CAGTCAAAGAAACTTCAGGCAGGATTCTCAAGAAGAAGCCGCCCAACGTCTTGATTGAAGCGAATAGTGGACCGGTGATCTTCCCGATCAACTGCGTCACGGTTTGCAGACTGTAGGTGAACCTGTTGCCCAGTTCAAAAGCGCCGTCTGCAGCTGATCGAATCCCTCTTCCGAACTTGAAAATGCCCTCAGAAATGCGCGCTGTGAGCCCCAGTCCTTTGTCCAGTTGGAAGATGTAGAGAGAGGTGGAATCTTTAAGAATAGTTCCGGCTTGCCCTATTGTGGGTGCTAGTTGCTGAAACTCTTTATTTATTGTGGCACTCTGCCTAATGATCGCCTGAAACACTTGTTCGGAAGTCAGTTTACCGGCTTCCGCCAGAACTTTCAACTTACCGACGGGAACGTCGAGACCATCTGCGATTGCGTTAGCCAAACGAGGCAACTGCTCCATCACCGACAGGAGCTCCTGGCCCCTCAACTCACCGGCGGCCAGGCCTTGGCCCAGCTGGATTATCGCTGAGTTCGCTGATTCAACTTCTGCACCGGAAAGTGCAATACTTTGCTGGAGGCTCTTCGTTGCCACTAGAATTTGAGACATGGATTTGCCGCTGCCTTTCAAGGCACGCCCGAAGCTGCCGAACGTATCCACAGCGCCTTGGATTGAGCTGCGTGTGTCGTTGGCTATTTTGAAGAGCGCTCTTTGCGACGCAATCAGTTCGTTTGTCCTGCCGGTCACCACGGCAATTTTGTTTTCTAGGTTGACAAAGTTGTTGGAAATTTTAAAAAGAGCGTTGCCCGAAAAACCGACGGTTGCGATTGCGGCGATGCCTTGGACGGCTCGTTTTACTGTTTTGCCAGCGGATAGCGCAGAAGTCTCTATGTTATTAAGTGACTTATTTACATCTTTCAACTCTCGCGTTGCGCGGTCCGCGTTAGCATTGACGTCTATAAATACACCAGACATAAATACCTCACGAAATAAAGCCCCCACCAATTGGCAGGGGCATGTTTTACTTTTTAGAAACTACTGTGCCGTTAGGCCGCGTATTTGGTTCGGAAAGCACAGTCTTCTCAATAAAATGAGAAGGAGCTTGTCGAGAAGAACCTTCGTTCAAGAGATCGATGTGATCGACATCATTGACTACTGAATTGCCTTCGACGCGCCAACCTGCTGCGGCTTCCCCGGTATCCACTGGAGTATTTGCGCTGAGCTTAGCCACCATGCTCTTTTTGCCAGCCCTTTCGGCTTTATCTATCGCTAATCGCTTTGCTTTTTCAATATCGCGTAAGACGTCTTGTACTCCGAACACTCTAATAGTCAAGCTTCTCACCTCCTCTAGCAGAAAGTATTTTGGCAAAGATTCCGGAATTCTTGAACTTGCTGTGATTCAGTGTCCCGTCTTGAGACATAGACTCAGTTTCATTTGCTTTCATTGTGGCAAAAGAGCTGAACACATTTTCCGGCTTTTCTTTCACTCCTTGGGCTTGCATGAGTTTAAAGGCTCGCTCGTCTTCGCGCCATCCTATCGGTCTTTGCTGGAAGTAATTGAACCAAGTAACAAACTCTTCATAAGGCATTTCAGCCGCCATCTTATAAACCGGCATTTTCAAGTGAAACGCCAGTTCATAGACAAGCAGCTCGTCTCCCTCAAGTGTTACTGGCTTACCGTAGGGGTCTTCTGCTCACCGGCCACCCCAGAGAACCTCATGATCTCGTTCGAGAGATTTGAGAGTTCGTCGAGAGGAAACTGGTTGAAATCTTCCGAGGTCAGCTCTTCAGCGTCCAAGCAGCCTCTTTTAATTACGGTTTGGAGTAGCGTGAAGTTGGCTGATTCGTCTTCGCCAACATCTTTAGCTTCTGCCTGAATTGCCATCACGGCGGAGACGGACATCTTGATGATTTCCACTTCCTCTTCCATGAATTTTACTTTCTTTGTGAGCTTTTTGCCCACAAGTGCTTTCATTGCTGACATTGCCGGTACCTTCTCATTTTGATGTGTAGAGGGAGAATCCATTAGAGCTTTTCCTCTTCGTTAGTCATTTCAATAGACCTTTGCAAATCGCGTTTCATGCAATTCAAATCTGCCAGTGTCTTCAGAATCTCAAAAGACTTCACTCTGTCTTCGGCAAACTCAGGGACGCGATCCAGCGTCTTTCGAATGCTGAGATCAACCGCGCCAACCATGTGCTTTGCGGTAGTTCTGATTACGTAGTCGTGATCGAAGGCACGAACTTTCGGTTCATCAGCCATAATGCTGCCTTTATCAAAGTCCCCGCCGAAGCGGGGCAATTATTCAGACGGTGTATGCGCCGAAGAACTCAGACTGAATCGTCAGAGTGATGGTCGCGGTGTTTGCGTCAGTCAACTGCGGGTTCACCTGAATGGCTTCAATTTTGCCGACCCAGTAATACTGGGAGTTGCCGACAGTGCCGATGCCAGAGGCTGTTGACGCATACTTAGTATCGCCGGTGGCTGTAGGTTCAGCATTCAACAGAGTGAAGCGGAATACGTGCTGTTTGCCATCGCCTACCATGCTGCCGAGAATGTTGCCGGATTCATTGGCCCATTCTGCGGGAACAAAGTTCACAGTGATTTCCAAGGAAGGCGCGTCAGCCTGGCCCTGAATCTGCTGAGATGTCTTCGAACCGTAAACCGGGACGTTGACAACGTTAGGCGGAGTACCCATCGCTGGAAACTCACGAACGTTCACGAAACGGACGAAAGTGCCGGGAGCTTTAAGGCCGCCGTCAGATGCGATCTCGGAATCGAACAGCGCCTGGAATTCTGAGGCTGTGTCAAGAGCTGCAAGAGCACTCTGTGACATTACTGTTGAGGGTGCTGCGACGGCAAGGTCTGAGAAAATGCCTGCGCCGATAGAAGTAATTTGAGCCATTTACCTTTCTCCAAAGTAATTGAAAGCTATCGAATAAAGCGTCATGCTCAATGCAGGATCGTCTTTATCCTGTGTAGGTCTACCTGTGTTGCTGCTCATGAATTGAGTCGTTCCGGAAGAGAGCTGAACGGACTTAGAATTTAAGTGTCTGTCCAGTACGTCAGCGATTTCCATTGGCCTTTTAGGGCCTTTGACTTTAGCAGCAAAGATGTCTATCATCAGCAGTCCTGACAGAGACTTCGTGTTGATGCCTGTGTCAGAAGGGACTACCGAAATTCGGATAAATTCCTGCCCAGGATTGTCAGGGACAATTAAAGAAGGGTGTGTTGCGATCCCTTCGTTTTTCCATTCGTTTGTCGCGAAGACTGAAAAGATATCTTGTTGAGCGTCAGTGTATCTACCCATTTTCACCTCCTGAAACGAGGTCTAACAGAGTAGTGTATCTGCGCTGGTGCACGGCAGGGCCGACCGTCCAAACTTCCCCTTTGATTCTTACTTGATCGAAACCTGAGAGCGCCGGTATATCAACCGTCTTAAAAAGCAGTTGCATCTTTTTTACGCCTTTCTCTCTAGTCTCTTCAAGAATCACGGCTGAAATTTCACGATCGGGTTCGGCCTTCACGGTGGGCTCCGCAGATCCAAAGTCAAAAGCTGTGACTTCAGTTCTTATAAAGACCACCGGTTCCGCCAAATCTTTTAACTGTCTGTAAGCTAGTGCAAGCTTTGCATCAATCAAGGCTGCGTAGGCCATTAGTTAGCTCTCCACCAGGTGCTCGCCCCACTGTTGACCAAAAGAGGTCGAACAATCCGCTTGATGGCCGACGGCAAAGTTGACACCGTTTTTATCTGCTTAAGCTCAACACCGCTGAGCTTTAGAGAGTCGATGCCGCCCGTGTCGTTCATTAACCCTTCGTTGTTCAGAAGGTGCAGAGCGAGTTCAAACACTCCGGTCAACACTCTGGTGGGTGTGATGGTTCCGTCAAGAACCACTAGCCGTCCCAGTTTGGGGTCAAGATAACTACCTTTTCTTGGAAATGCCAGAAGCTGGGTATCACTGGCAGAAACGCCAATCCAGCTGAGCTCATCAAAGATACCTGTTGCAGTGACGAGGGCAGATGCCTTTCTAGCATAATCGGCAGTTAACCAAGCCTCACTATCAACACGTGTCGAAAAGTACTCATCAGCTTCTGAGGGAAGCACCAGAGAATTAACGCCTTTGACGAGACTCATGGCAATCTCCTTTTATGAATGGAAAACGGGCAAAATGCCGAGAGACAATGCGGAGGCAGTCTTACGCTTCCAAGTACCGGTGGTGTCGGCCAATGTAGCTGAAGTC